ATCCCGGTGCCGTTAACAAAGTTCTTGATGTCTGCGTTTGAGTAAGCCACAGGCCCCCCTAGACCAAAAGCCACTGCGAGCCATCGCTGAAGAACTCGCGCGATTGCCAGGCAGTGGTGAGAGTTGTCGAAGCAGCGCCGTCGATATTTCCCGACGTGCTCTGAACGGTGATCGTGTGCGTTGTGTTGTTCCCGCGCTTCACAACGATTCGCTTGCCTTTCATGACACTTGCGCGAGGAATCGTGAGCGTGAAAGGAGCACTAGGAGACGCGACGATGACTAGATCCGCCTCTCCTGCTGTGTAGGTCGTTGAAATCGCAACAGACGGCCAAAGGAAGCCCTCGGCGGCCTGATTCACGGATCGGACGATTTCCCGAAGGTAGTCAAGCAGGCGAATGCGGAACAACTCGCCCACTTGCGGGAGGTCGGGTTGAGGCGAAACCTTGTTCACTGGCCCTGCTCCGCAAGGATCGGACGAATGGATTCGATCTCCATCGAGCCGGTGAAGGTCAGGTCGAACCTGTGGAAATTTCCTGCCTGGACAGTGTTGTACCAACCGCTGTAGAGGTCGGTCGAAGTCCCCACCACAGGGGTATCACCCAGATTCATCACCGTCGATCCGGTGAGCGTTGAGGTTGCTGGAGACGTGCGAAAGCGAGGACGCACGCGAGTTACCGCAGTGACAGTGATTTCGTCTCCATACCAACCAGTTCTAAGCGACGAGTCAGCCCCGCCACCTGACAGAGAGGTGAGCTTGTAACTGCTGTCGATGTAGCTAAGAACTGGAGTGTTTGCGTTCCAGAATGGCGAGTCATAGCTGATGTTTGGCAGGTCGTCATAGGTTGAGTACAACGAACCCAACGAGTCATAGGTAACCGTCGAAGTCACCGCTTCGAGGGTGTCGAGAATCGTCAGGTCAAACGCGCCCCACCGTTGTGTGCCGTAGTGATAGACCAGACAGGAATTCAGCGTCTGATCTGATCCACTCGGGTAGAACCAGAAGATGGTTTGATTGACCCGATCATGGATCGCTTGGATGTAGGAGGAATACAGCCGATTCAGACGGCCAAAGAACCACTCACGAACACCCGACCCGATGGGTGTAGGCCGAGTGCCATCGAAGGCATAAATATCGTCGGAGCCGATGAAGTAGTGGGCATTTTGAGCAGCAACTACCGCATCACCAGACGGACAGCCGACATCGGTTGAGACGCACTGCCACTGCCACACCACAGGAGGGCCGACGTACTGCCCGACGTAGATCGATTTGTCTTTGTAGGCAATGATCCCGCTGTTCAACCGCTTCAGTCCGGTAATTGCCCCAGCGGTTTCAACCAACAGACCGGAGGTTGCCTGCGTCGAGACATCAGGCGCCCAAGTTCCGGTCGGGTTGAAGATTTGAGAGCACCACCACCGATTGCCCTGATCCCCGTATGAAGTTGACAGACCCGATCCGGTGTCATCCACGTTAGCCAGTATTACAAAGCCAGCCGCCGCTTCCATGCAAGCCGCTTTCGGAGCATTCGACACATCAGCAAAGGCGCCAGACGTTGACGATTGCAGAACCGTCGATTTATTGATGGCAAGAGAGGTATTACCGAACTGCGCAAACCTCCAACGCGCAGCGCCAGCGGTGTAGTTGCCGGCCCTGGAGACGTCAGTCCACGACGAAGACCCGGCTTCGTAGAGCTTTGTAGAAGTCCCGACGATGGTTCGGATTGACCCATCCAACTTAACGAGAAACGCCCCACCCTGAGAAGCCGCCGCGAGAGCAGACAGGCCCGCATCAATCCCACTCGGAGGGGACTTGTATCCCCTCAACGTCGGGACTCCCACAACGCTCTGAAGGATCTCGGGCGCGATGTCGGATGAGTCGGGCAGGAACGAGAGCATTACGCCAGGCTCGGGAATTCGTTATCCACAACCGTCTGGATCTGAGCATCTGTTGCTGTAGACCCAGCGTTGAGAACCGCACCAGCTACGGCCACTCGGTTAATCAGCCTCTGGCGGTTCTCGCCGCTGATTCCAGAGGTCATCACAGACCGTGCAAATGCCTTCAACTCGGCAGAACCGTTGCCCTTCAATACGTCTCGTGCAGAGACGAGGAGCGCAATGTCGATCTTTCGACCGAAGTCAACGGACTCACGAAGCGAAGCAATCTCTAGATAGGTCGCCATCAAACATAGTCCGGTTGAATGTCGCCACTGACCAACTGCGCAGACTCCTTCCGAAGCCTTGAATACTCACGGTCCTTGATCGCCGAGTGAACCTGCGACATCGGAACGTTAAGAAGTTGATCTCGGAAGATGGACTCAAGCGATGCGTGCTTGATGAGCATCGCCGCATCGGTCGTCCATGCGTTTGAGTCACCGTCCGCAGGTTCATCGATGACCTGAAGGTAGGAGATCGTCAGCGTGTAGGCAGAATCAGGGATGGGGTACAGACGAAGCTGGTTCGCGTACCAGGCCCAGGAATAGGGCTGAGACTGCGTAGAACTGGTGGTGGTCTTTTCCATCCAGTCATACGACTTTTCATCGAGCATCACCTTTCGCCCGTTGATCTCGATAGAGATCGAGTCAATTTCGGCGATGTCGGAGGGGATGTCCGGAGACGAATAAAACTCCTGACCAGCAACGGTCGAGAAGTCGTCACGTACTTGGTTGAACGCGAACCTACGCTTTTGATAGAAGCGAATCGCGTTACTGAGTGCGTCGCTGATACTTGCGCTTAGGTCGGTGCGGTTCTGAAGAGCGCGGACCATCTGCGACTTGAGTTCGGTTAGCGTCACTCGTCACCTCTGGAGAAAGGGGCGCCACCCTCTGAGCAGCGCCCCTCATTGCGTAGATCGCTCGCCTGCGGCAAGGATCAGCCATCGTTGTCCGGGATGTACGCAATGACGATCTCGGCCTGGCCGGCAGAGGCGCCAGCGGTCGAGACGACAGCGGCTTGCAGCACCGTGTCAACAGACACCAGATTCGACACAGCTTCATCGATGGGCACGAAAGCAATCGAGCCCAAAGCGAGAACGGTGGCAAAGTTGTTGGTGCCCGAGTCCGTCGATGCGCCGATGTCCAGCGTGTTGGTCGTGCCGCCGTTGAAAGCGACGTTGACCGCAACGCCAGAGATCGGCTTCAGGATCAACGACCCGGCCGGGATGGTGCCAATCGTCACCGTGGTGCCGTTGTCGGCGTAGGTGATCGACTTGCGAAGGTAGTGGATCTGCTGCGTGTGGAATTGACGCGCAGCGGTGCCAGCGGTTCCGGTTGCCATGCTTCCTCCTGATTAGTGAGCAGCGGCGTAAGACGACGCGACGATGGTCCCGAAGTCCGAGCTGTTGAATTGCGCCTTCTTGATGCCGAAGACCAGACCAGCCGACACGCCGAGTTGGTTGCCGTAGTCGAACATTTCTTCAACCCACGACATCTCGCCAGACGACGAGTCCTTGCCATACGCCATCACGCCAGCCTGAGCGCCAGCGAACACCGCACGGCGCACCGTGGAGATCGCCGCCGAGGTGGACGAGTTGACGCCGGGCGGGACACGGGTGGACTCATGCAGAACCACGCCGTTATGGACGCCGAGAGCGCCCGTGAAGATCGGGTTCTTGGTGTCGCCCGAACCAGTCAGAGCCGCCTTCTGGATGTCCAACCATTGACCCGTAGAGGTCGAAGTGCGGATGTCATACACCTGATACGGGTGCAGGAACATCGCGAACACATCACCGTAGCCAGCGATCTTGATCGGACGGATGGGCACCGTGTTGGTCTTGGCCTTCTCGACGCACTTGTCGATCATTGCCAGGGTCATCACGTTGCCAGCACCAAGGGCCTGGTCGTTTGAGCCTGTAACCCAAACTTGATGGCTGGAGTCAGGCGCGACGCAGGCTTGATTGCCGGTGTAACGGGTGTCGGTGACAGCCGTGTTCCCAGCCAGTTGGTTGAAGAAAGCCGTGTCGAGACGGTTCGCCCACCAATCTTGCAGACCCTGCCGAGCTTCCTCGCGCACCGAGAACGGAACGCGCTGCTCGCTCATCTTGCCCGAAGAGCGGACAGCGTGGCGGAGTTGGTTGATGAAGACCGAATCGCTGTAGGTCGTCAGTGCTTCTTCGTTGCCTTCCAGCGTGCCATCCTCGAGGATGCCGTCGCCGGACAGCTGCATGCGCAGACCGATGGTGATCTTGTCGCCAGCGCCCTTGCTCGTCTCATCCTTGATTTGGATGAGAGAGTCCGAGCCCTTGCCCATGAACTTGGAGAACCACGTAGCCTTCAGAGCTTCCTGAAAGAGCTTCTTAGACCAAAGCTTGACTGCCAGTGCGTCATTGACGCCATAACTGGTCGTTGCCATTTGAAAATACCTCGCGTGAGAGTTAAGGGATAGGTTTCTCGTGCTCAAGGCACGCCAATCCCGACGCTCACGCGGTCGGCAACGACATCACAGAATGACGGTCTGTGAACCGATGCGCTTTAAGCCCGCCGGCTATGGGTTAACCACCCATCAGTTTTGCCCAGTTGCCACCTTTCGTGGCTTCGGCGAATTCATCATCTGACATGGACAAAAGTGCTTGCGCACTCAATCCAGCAGCCTTTGAACCACCACCTCCCAGGCTTCTCGACGCTTGCGCGCCCTTTTGCTGGATTGCCATCTTTTGTTCGGCAGTCACAGCGTTAGCGGGAGTATAACCGCGAACCTTTGCCAATTGGTAGGCAATTTGCGCAGGATTCTTGCCTTGACTCGCATTCACAAACGCGAATTCCTGCAATTCACGGGCAGATTGAGACTTTGCCGAGTATTCATCCACCCCCAGCGTTTGAAGCTCGCGAATCCTGAGTTCGGCAAGATGTCGGATCGCGTCTTGATAATCCGGGGCCTCTCGGACGAACTCCGCTTCTGAGGTGGTGACCCGGGCTGCGAGTTGATTGATCTGCTCGGCCTGGGCTTGTGCACGACGAGACTCCTCGGTCTGCTGGGTGAGAAACCGTTGCTGTTCGTTCAGAGCGTCAAGCTGGGCCTTGAGGTGCCTAGCCGGGTCTTCATCGAAGCTCGGGGGCGCAGGAGGAGGCGGAACCATCGCCTGTTGCAAAGCAGCAAGGCGGGCTTCGACCCGGCGCTCCATTTCTGCGCGGGCCTCTTCAGCCGCTCGCAGGCGTTCGCCGAGTTCCTTCCTACGGCTGCGTTCTTCATGGAGAGCAGCGAGCGGAACAACCTTTTGTTCGTGGTGTTCCTCCTTTTCCGGCGCTTCTGAAACCTCCTGAACTGCTGGAGTTTCCTGGGTTTCCTGTGCGTCCTGCGCGATTTCTACGTTTTCGCCAACGATGCTTTCGATGTCGCTCATTTTTCGATGAGTAAGCCCTGTTCGGCGGGCTGGTGCCGTTTAGGCTAACGCCTAGTATTGCCATGCTTACGGTAAATCACCCCATTTTGACGTTCCGGTAAAAACCGGAGGGGGGAAAACGCGCTTTTGTGGATTCTTTGGAACGTATGAAACTATCCTAAATGAACCGCTCTTGCGCCTTTCTGCATATAGCCAGTGAGGGCCTATTTTTGTAGCTCTTGAATGGCGCATCAATATGTACCCTTCGCGCCCTTTTCTTGATCTGCGCAAATACAGCAATATCGCAAAAATGACGCAATTGGAACGCACACTACAGTTTTGACGCGGCCACGAAAAGCGCATCAATCTGCGCTGAGGTCAGGCCCAACGCTGGGCCAATCTGCGACACGAGGCCGTGATCACGGTGGACGGTGCCGGCGTACTCCCACTCGATTTGCGCGGCTTGTTTCTTGGCTGCGTCCGGTATCGCCGCAATCGCTGCGTCAACCGCCGCCAGCTTGCCTGCGCCGAGCAGCGCGAGCCTGGCCTGCGCCATTGTGACGACCGGAGGAACGCCGGGGTCTCGGTAGCCTGACCCTCCGAGCCTGGCGCGGACATCCGGCCCGGTGTAGCGGTGCGGCTGCAGCGAGAGCAGCAGCGCGTCGGTTTCTGCGCTGCCGAATGCCTCGCGGTCGATGCCCAGGAACGCATAACGCCCATCGAGCGCGACGCCATCAAGCACCGCGTCGCCGATGTGGCTGTGCAGGATGCC